GCGGTGGCTGCGGTCCTGGCGCGCGCTGCCCACCGGCCAGAACAATCTCAGGCGCACCGCGCATCACAGCCTGCAACTCGATTGCGAGTCCGGCGTAGGGCTGAACCTTGGCCAAGGCGACGATCCGCAAGCCATGCTGCGGTGGAGCGATGATGGCGGCCACACCTGGTCCAACGAACATTGGTCGGGCATGGGCAAGATCGGCGAATACTACCGCCGCGTCTTCTGGCGCCGGCTCGGCATGACGCTCAAACTGCGCGACCGGGTGTACGAGGTCAGCGGCACCGATCCAGTGAAGATCGCCATCATGGGCGCTGAACTGATCATCGATCCGACGAGGGCGTGATGGCTACGTCGCCTGCCGCCAACCCGACGCCGATCACCCCGCCGCGGGTGCCGCTGATCGATCCGCGCACGGACCTGATTGCTCGGGAGTGGTATCTGTTCTTCCTGAGCCTGTTCCGTTCGGCCGAGAACAACGACTCCCCCAATCTTGCGCCGGTCAGTCAAGACCTGAGCGGCGACTTTGCCAACCTGTACGACCAAGCGCAACTTGCGTCGATGATGGCGCGGTACGACGACTGCTGCCGCGCGCTGGAGCAGCAGATTGGCACGCTGCCGTCGGCGGTGCAGCTCGCAGAGTTGGTCAAGGAAGTCGAGGCGTTGCAACTGTTGCCGCCGCCTCGGGGGTTCAAGCGCAGCCGCTACGGGTCGTTCTACGACACCACGACGCAAACAGCGACCGTGATCAACACCGCCACGGCGATCACGTTCAACACGACTGACCTGTCGCGTGGGGTGACGCTTGGCAGCCCAACCTCTCGGGTTACGGTGGATACCGAGGGCATTTACAACTTCCAGACCAGCATTCAGCTGGACTCGACGGTTGCCACGGGCGAAACGTTTTACCTGTGGTTCCGGCTCAACGGCGTGGATGTGACGAACTCCGCGAGCCAGGCGCGCGTGCAGGGCAACAACGCCGAGGTGTTTCTGGCGCTCAACTACTTCTTCAACCTCAAGGCCGGGGATTACGTCGAACTCATGTTCAGCGTCACCAACCTTGGCGTGCAGCTTTTGGCTTCCGGCGCCGTCGCCCCGCACCCAGGTATTCCGTCTATCATCCTGACCGTCTCCAACAATATCGGGGGTATCGAATCGTGACTGTTTCAGTGAAGGTACTCATCCCGGCCAAGACCGCCGAGAACACTCAAACCACGCAGTACACCGCCAACGGCGTCACGGCGATCATCGACAAGTTCACCGCGACCAACTACAGCGCCAGCGCGGCGACGATCAGCGTGAACCTAGTAACGAGCGCCGATACGGCCGGCAACCAGAACTTGATCGTCAAGACCAAGACGCTGCAACCGGCCGAGACGTACACGTTCCCGGAACTGGTGGGCTTCGCGTTGGCACCGGGCGGTTTCATCTCTACAATCGCCGGCACGGCCAGTGCCATCAACATCCGCGCCTCGGGGCGGGAGGTGACGTGATTGTTCGCAACGCCACTGCTGAAGATTTGCCGCAGTACATCGCGTTGGCGCGGATGTTTCACGCGGCGTCGCCCATGCACAACGTCATTCCATTCGACGACGCAGGGTACTCGCAGTTCTACCTTGGCGCCCTTGAGACGCCGACCGTGGGCGTTTGGCTGGCTGAGATTGATGGCGAGATTGTGGGGATCGCGGGGGCGCTTTTGTACCCCATGTACTTCAGCCCCAACACGCTGGTCGCGCAAGAGTTGTGGTGGTGGCTGACGCCAAAATCTAGAGGCAGCGGCGCAGGCGCTAAGATGTTCAAGCACATCGAAAGTTGGGCTAAGGACAACGGCGCGGCGGCGGTCTTTATGATCGCGCTGGAAGATTCAAGAGCCAAAAAGATGGAGCATCTTTACGCTCGCGCGGGCTTTCGACCGATGGAGCGCACATTTATCAAAGAGGTGCCAGCATGGCAATAGGAACTGGAGCCGCGATTCTTGGCAGTGCTGTTATCGGCGGCCTTGCTTCTCGCAGCGCAGCAAAAGCACAAGCTGGCGCCGCGCAGTCTGCGGCCGACGCGCAACTGCAAGCAAGCCGCGAAGCCAATGCGCTGCAGCAGCGCATGTACGAGGAAGCGGTTGCGCGTCAGCAGCCTTTCCTTGCCGGCGGCACTGAGGACTACAACCGGCTGCGGGCGCTGATGAGCGGCGGGCCTGGTGCAGCGCAACAGTTCCTTCAGATGGACCCCGGCTACGGGTTTCGTATGTCCGAGGGGCTGAAGGCGCTGGAGCGGTCGGCTGCGGCGCGCGGTGGGCTGATGAGCGGGGCGACCGGCAAGGCGCTGCAACGCTACGGCCAAGATGTCGCCTCGCAAGAGTTTGGCAACGCTTACAACCGGCTGGCCGGGTTGGCTCAAATCGGCCCATCTGCGGCTGGCGTGATGAACACGCTTGGGCAGAACTATGCCGGCGCCGCAGGTCAGAATCTGATGCTTGGTGGGCAGGCTGCTGCGCAGGGTATGCTGGGCGCTGGGGCCGCGCGCGGGTCGGCATACATAGGCGGGGCGAACGCACTGGCTGGCGGTTTGGGCCAATACCTCAACTACCAGCAAAATCAGCAGTTGCTCAATCGGCTGTTGCCGGCTGGCGGCGGCTCGTCGGTTGTAAGCACGCCTTACGACCAAGGCGTTGATTTGCAATACAGCGATGTTCGTCTGAAGACCAACATCGTTAAGATCGGCACACGCGACGATGGTCTGAATGTCTATGCGTTCAACTACATTTGGGGTGGCCCGCGCCGCGTTGGCCTGATGGCTCAAGAGGTGCAGAACGTGTATCCTGACGCGGTGGCCGAAGTTGACGGATACCTGACGGTCAATTACGGAAAGGTCTGATGATGCCGCTTGATCCTGTCATCGCTCAAGGGTTCCGTGGACTGCAACTGCAAGACCCGTTGGAGCAGTACGCCCGCGTCAGCCAAATCCAGCAGGCCCAGCAGCAGAATCAGTTGGCCGCGCTGAAGATGCAAGAGTACCAGCGCGGGGTTGAGCAACAAAATCGGCTGCGCGAGTTTATCCCTACGCTTACATCGGAAAACCGAGGTCAGTTGCTGTCGTATGGAGCGCCCGGGCGTCAAGCATACGAGACGTTGCTGAAAGGCGAAAAAGACACCCGCGAGGCCGAGAAAGCGCAAGTAGAAATTGCTGCTGCCCGCATGAAGCAGTCGCGCGATTTGTTACCTTCGGTAACGACCCCTGAAGCATATGCAAATTGGCGCAGTTACACCGTGCAAAATTTGCCGGGGTTGGCGAACCTCATTCCCGAGCAGTATTCGCCGGAGACGGTGCGCGGGCTGATGATGGAAGCCGACAAGGCGCTGGAGCAGCACTTTGTCAGCCAAGATTTGGGCGACGTCACCCGCGTAGTTTCCATGCCTAAGTACGGGCCGGGAGCGGCGCGCGTTGTGCAAGGTACAGAAGCCCAAAAAATGATGGCTCCAGGCGAAGCCCAGCGATTGGAAATTAGTCTTCAACAGCTTCAAAACGACGCCGCGCGCATCAAACTGGAAGGCCAACGGCTTGGGCTTGAGGGCCGCCGCGTGGCGGTACTGGAGGAAAACGCGCGGCGAGACGCCGACCCGGCGTTTCAGCAACGTATTGAAGCTGCTCGCACTGTGGGCCGCAAAGCCGCTGAAGGCGATGTGGCGGCGGTGCAAGCGTTGCCAAGAGTCATCAGTCGCGCTGAAGAAGGCGTGCGTTTGATCGACGAGTTGATCGGCAAGCGAGACGACAAAGGTCAACTGCTCAAGGGGTCCAGACCTCACCCCGGCTTTCAAAACGCCGTGGGCGCCACTTGGCTTCCGGGCATACGGTTTGTTCCGGGCACTGACGCCGCGAGTTTCATGTCTCGCTTTGACCAGATCAAAGGTGCGTCGTTCCTTGAAGCCTTTGAGTCGCTTAAAGGCGGCGGCGCCATTACGGAAAAGGAAGGCGCTAAGGCAACGGACGCCATCAATCGGATGTCTATTTCGACAGACGAGAAAGAATTTATCCGCGCCGCGCTTGACTTGCAAGACGTGATTCGTAAAGGCGTTGCCAATGCGCAGTCTCGTGCAGGTCGGGCTGGCGCTACTGCACCGGCTGCCGTCTCTGCTGGCGGCGTTAGGTTTTTGGGGTTTGAGTGATGCCTATTGCCCGAGTCCAATTGCCTGACGGCCGTATTGGTCGGTTTGAAGTGCCGGAAGGTACCACGCCTGAACAAGCGCAGTCATTGATTCAAGCTCAGATATCCGCGTCTCAACTGCCGGAATCGCTGCGCCCTCGTACATCTGCACCCGAGCCTGTGTCTGAGGTGCCGATGGGGCGCCGCGTCATTCAGTTTGTGCGGCCTACAGTTGAGGCACTTGGTACGGTTGGCGGCGGGATTGTGGGCGGCACTGCAGGTACGTTTGGCGCCGGCCCCGTTGGCACAGCAGTTGGCGGCGTAACGGGCGCGGGCTTGGGCTACGGGTTAGCCAAAGGAGGCTTAGACCTGTTGGAGCAAGCACTTGGGTATCAAGCTGCGCCTACTACGACGGGAGAAGCACTGGCGCGCGGCGCCAAAGATGTGTTTACTGGCGCTACATACGAAGCGGGAGGTCGTGCGGCTGTAGCAGGGTTGGGGCGTGCGGCTGGCAAAGTCATGGACTTGCGCCAGATTCCTAAGCAGAAAGCCGCCACAATCGCCAAAGAGGCCGTGGGGCGCGACCTTAACGATGTGCTGACCGCGTTGCGCAACGCGCCGCCCAACGCCAGCGTGGCCGAGATTACGGCTGGCATCGAGAACCCTACCTGGCAGGCGCTGGTTAGCCGGTCGTTGGAGCGCGATCCGCAGTTTGTTCGCAAGTTGAACTTGCTGGGCGAGCGCGAGTCGCGCAACACGCTGGCGCAACTGGCTGGCGGCACTACCGCCGCTGAAACCCGCGCCACTGTCGAATCGTCCAAGCGAGCGTTGAACGCTTTGACTGGCCCGCAACGAGAGTCTGCGTTAGCCCGTGCCAATCTCGGAAGAGCCGTGGCGGGGCAAGAGACGGAGGCACAACGCCTCGCGGCGCAAGCGGCGGGTGAAGTCGAAAACGTGCGGTTTTTGAAGCGCGCGGAAGCGGCGGCCGAGCGCGCCGCAGTGCCGAAAGGGCCGATCAACGTCGAAGACATCCGGCGCTACACCTACCCGTTGGACCTTGCCAAGAAAGCGGACGAGTGGGCTAGCCAAGCTGCCAACGCATCTCTTGACCTCGGTCAAGGCGCTCGGTTTGCGCAGGGCGCGGCGGATGCGTTGCGGTCGGTTGGCATCAAGCCGCTGGAAGCGCAACCGCTGATCGGCAGTTTGCAAGCCGTCGGTCGCAACCCTGAGTTCGCCGGCAACGATCTGATCAGCGGCGCGTTGAAGAACGTCGCTGATGACATCGCCAAATGGACGGGCAGTGGCGGCATCATCGATGCGCGGGCGCTGGACGCCATCCGCAAGAACTCCGTCAACGCTGCCATCCAGCAACTGCGTCCCGGCATGGACGCTACTGCGCAGCGCAATCTGGCTGCTGGAGTGCTGGCAGAGATCAAGCCAACGCTGATCGACGCCATTGAGGCCGCAGGAGGCACGGGCTACCGGCAGTACCTTGCCGAGTACACCAAGGGATCGCAACGCATCGCGGAACGCAAGTTGGTGGGTGAGGCTGCGAAACTGTGGAAAACTGACAAGGACGCCTTTGTCCGTCTGGCCCAGAACGAATCGCCCGAAATGGTCGAGAAGTTCTTGGGCAAAGGCAATTACAACGTCGCCACTGAGCTTGCCGACTCCACGATGGATGTGCTGCGTGAACAGGCAAAAAAGCGGTTGACTGAGGTGTCGCTTAAGGCGCAAGTTAGCGAAGGCCAAGTTGCACTGGCAGAACTGCTGAAGCAAAACACCTCCAAGTTCCGGTTGCCGTCATACCTAAGCGCGTGGGCGACCAACACCAATCGGGCGTTGCAATTGTTGGAGGACGCCATCGGCAAGAAGACGATGGACACGCTGACGCAAGCGATGAAGACGCCGCAGGGTGCTGCCGATCTTCTCAGTGTGCTTTCTGGCGCGGAGCGCGCTCGCGTGTCGGCGCTCATGCAATCGCCTACTGGGCGGTTCGTCAAAGAGGCCGCTAAAGCCGCGCCTGCCGCGGCGCTCGGCGGCACCAACGCCCTCGCCCCCGAATCTGAAAACGTCAACGCCCTTGCACCATGACCCTCTACGATGGCCCCGAGCGCCGCGACCAGGCGCTCACCGAAGACCGGGTGAAGCTCATGATCGCTGAAGCCGTGCAGCAGGCGCTCACGAATCACGAGCAGCACCTGATGGCGCACATGGATCGGCAGTTCGCCTCGCTGCGGCAGTCGTTTGCCGAGGCGTTCCCGGGCGGCGATCCGCATGGGCATCGCGTGGCGCATGAGCGGCAGATCGCCAACGCTTCGTGGTGGGACAAAGTGAAGTCCGACGCCTTCGCCAAGACGGCTAGCCTCGGCCTGTGGGCGGCGCTGGTGTTCCTAGCGGTGGGGGTGTGGGAGCATGTGAAGAACGAGGTGAAGCGATGACATTCGCTTTGAGCCAGCGCAGCCTGAACAACCTGACAGGCGTGCAGCCGGCGCTGGTCGCTGTCGTCAAGCGGGCCATTCAGATCACGAAGGTGGACTTCGGCGTCATTGAGGGTGTTCGCACGCAGATGCGCCAGCAGGAGCTGGTGAACTCAGGCGCATCGCAGACGATGAACTCGCGCCATCTGACCGGCCACGCCGTGGACCTAATGGCCTACATCGGTGACCGGGCGTCGTGGGAACTGAACCTCTACGACGACATCGCGGACGCGATGAAGCAGGCCGCCACCGAACTCGACACGCCCATCAAGTGGGGCGCGGCCTGGACGGTGCAGGATATCCGCAAGTGGCACGGCACGATGGCGTCGGCCATGAACTCCTACATTGACGAGCGGCGCAAGGCGGGGCGTCGTCCGTTCATCGACGGCCCGCATTTCGAGCTACCATGAACCCCTTGATCCTCGGCCCACTCTTCGAGATGGGCAAGACTCTGCTCGACCGCTTCGTGCCCGACCCCGAGAAGAAGCGCGAAGCGGAGGCCGAGTTCCTGCGCATGGCGGCCGAGGGTGAACTCAAGCAGGTGATTGCGCAGCTCGAAATCAACGCCCGCGAGGCCACGCACGCCTCGGTGTTCGTCGCCGGCTGGCGGCCGGCGTTCGGCTGGTGCGGGGCGCTGGGGTTCCTCTACGCCACCATCGGCCAGCCGCTGCTGGCCTGGGGCGCTGCGGTCAAGGGCTGGCCTGCGCCGCCTGCCCTGAACCTCGACCTGCTGTGGGTCGTCATCACCGGGATGCTGGGGATCGGGGGGCTCAGGACGTTTGAGAAGACGAAGGGTGTGACGAAGTAGTCACGAGCCTGTGCTAGGTTCGGCGCGTGTCCAAGAAACCGCCCGCCAAACCCCTGCCT